GGTTACCCTTAGGCTGATACTTAGCTGCCACATCTGCATCGGTGACGTACTTCAACCCCTTGACCCAAGTCTCAGTTGCATATCCTGCCAAACTCTGATGAGAGGTGAGGAATCCACTGTCGTTAGTGAGCTGGCTGGTCTTGGTCGGCAACTGCGAAGTTTTTGCATATCCTGCGAGAGACTGATGTGAGGTGAGGAAAGTAGCACCTTTTATAAAAGATATTGTCTTTCCGCTCTTTGTGATTGATGTCACCGCATTGCCCGAACCGCTTACGTTTATAGCATTCACGTATCCGTCAAGCGACTGATGTTCAGTAAGATAATTACCTATCGGCTGATAGGTCTTTCTCGCAGCCTCACTAGTAAGATACGCTGCAAGGATAGTTGCAACCTCCTCCTTGGTATAGGTATCGGTTATTCCATAACCACCAAGTGTAGTTGACTTATCAGCTTTCTTAGCAATAGCTTCCTCGATTGCCTTGTGAAGATCATCATCCTTTGCTAACTTCTCAGCAATCTCTTTTAATGTATCAAGAGATTCAGGCGCTCCACCGATAAGGTCAGCTATAGCCTTGCGGAATGAACCCTCAACTGTTGATGCACCGTTGATGATGTCAATGATGGCTTGCAAAGATGCCTCCTTTGCGGTCGCACGCTGCATTTCCTCCGTAAGCGATGTTCCTAGCGCATACTTGCTGTGAGTGTGTGACGTGATGTCACCAGTAAGCACACCTTCTACCTTCTCCTTTGTAAGCTGATAGGAAGAAGAGACGGACACACCGCTGTCAATAAACTCGCCCTGTACGTCATCATATATCCACCAGTTTCCGTTCTTTACGTAAGGGGATTTTCCGTTTTCGCCCTTATCGCCCTTTACACCTTGGAGACCCTGAATACCCTGTTCACCTTGGATACCTTGCTCGCCTTGAATACCCTGTTCACCTTGGATACCTTGCTCTCCCTTATCTCCTTTGTCGCCTTTGTCGCCCTTTACATAGATATTGCTCTTTACGTAAGATTGCGAGTCCTTATCCCATGCGTATACATAGTTATCTTCCCCGATATATGTAGGATGATTGGCAGTATCATTAGCATTATCAGCTGCATCAAGAGCTGCCTGCTTAGATGTTGCAAAATCAGTCTCTCGCTTTGATTCCGCAGCGACACGACCTTCCTCTGCCTTAACTCTCAATGCCTCGGCATTGGCGATGGAAGTATTTGTCTCGCTGGCTTTTCTTGCTTCACTGTTTGCGTTATCGGCAGCTGCGTTCGCTCTGTTTGCGGCATCAATGGCAGCTTGCTTCTGTTCGGTAATGTCCGTAATGGAAGCATCTACTCTGTCAGCAGCTTCGTTTGCTTTTTGCGCTGCAACCTCCGCAGATTTTGCCTTTGTATCGGCATTGGCTGCGGAATTATTAGCCTTATCAGCCGCATTGTTGGCATTTGTCGTTGCGGTGTTCGCATTCTCGGTCGCAGTATTCGCATTCTCAGTTGCGGCATTGGCGTTATCGGTTGCGGTCTTACATGCTTCGGTCTGTGTCCTGGATTCCGCAGCAGCATCGGTCGCAGGCTTCATCAGCTCTGCCTTGTCACTATCCGTAAGGTCGGCAAAGCGGAGACGGATTCCCTTTGGAATACCGAGATTCAGCTTATAGACAGGGTTTCCGTCGGTATCTGTGCCCGAAGCCGACACGGAAGCCGTAGCTTCTGCGTCCTCGGCTAGGGTAGTCACATTGCCGATAAGGAACTGAGGGGTCTTACCCGTGAAGCCACGAAAACCGCTCATATCTACAAGATAGGAGTAGAACTTTCGTCCTTGCTCATTAAGAGCAACAACATAAAGTTTGGCGTTATCCTCATCCTCCACATTAGCGGTATTGATGAGGATAAAATCATTCTCTGCGAATGTATTAACATCTGTTGCATTCATCGCAGATACAGAAGCGAAAACCTTCTTAATCTGAAACGCCTTACCAGTAAGGTTCACGTCTGTCTTGCTATAAGCCTTGGTGGTTGTATCCCACCTGTAGAAGTAGCCATCTGCGTCTACGTAAGGTGGGTGCTGGGCGACACCGTTAGCATCCTCTGTCGCTCTGTCGGCAGCTGCCTTTGATGCCGCAAAATCAGATTCCCGCTGGCTCTCTGCCGCCACACGAGCCTTTTCCGCATCTACCCTTGATGTTTCAGCCTTAACACGACTGTTTTCCGCAGTCACACGACCGTT